TAGTCGGCCTTGAGTGCACGCTCACGTTGCGCTGGGGTCATGTCGGAGAGGTTGAGGGGAGGGGCGCAGGAGTTGCACACATCGTGGAGCGTGCGCTTGTCGGGGTGGTTGGTGTCCCAGCGGCGGAAGGAGGCGAGGCGGTACTTGGTGTGGCAGGAGGGACACTCGCGTAGCGTGATGGGGCCGAGATGGGCGTTGAAGTATGGGGCCGAGGAAGGCATGGGTTTTCTCCGTGTCAAAGATTAGACATTTGGACAACTGTCCCGTAAGACAAGGCATGTGGACGCAGAAGTGGACAACGCAAGTCGTTATTGTGCATGAAGAAAATGGGGTTTGGTTGTGTGTAGTCAGATAGAAAAAGAAAAAACACAAAAGGAAAAAAGGAAAGAAAAAAGGCAAGGACAGAAGAGACAGGCGTGAAGACAATCACACACAAAAATTCCCAGACATACATACATATACTTATCTGACTATCTATATATAAATATAAGGATAGTCATACGGATCAAGGACTTAGCGTGTCCAGATATGCGTCCAGACGCTTTGTTTTGTGGGACTATTGTCCAGCTAAAAAGTTGTTGAGGTTTTGACAACCCGCAGGAGGGTGCATTCGGCCTTGAAGGACTTCCACTCGTCGCGCTCGATGATGCGACGGGCTTCGGCCTTGGCTTGGGCGTTGAGACGGGTGGATTTGCGCAGGTCGCGCTTGACTTGACGCAGTTGGTCTTTGAGGTCTTTCATGATGTTTCCTTTCAGGTGAGGTAAGAGTGGGGGAGACTTTCTCCCCCGAGGGTTAGCCAAGGGTCTTGGCAACAACAGCCGCACGCTCTTCGCCCACGGCCTTGACGAACTTCTCCCACGCGGCACGCTCGGCGGCACTGACGCGCACCTTCACGGGCTCGGCCTTGTGGGACACGCTGGCCTTGGCCTTCTGGCCCCCGTTGATGATGTGGTAGGTGAACTGAGCCTTGGCACGATCACAGGCGCTGTGATGGGCTTTGGTGCGCTTCAGGCGTGAGGTGGACACGATGGTCTGGGCTTGGGCTTCCGTGATTTCGAGGTTGCCCATGAGGTAGCCGATGTAGAAGCGATTACGCATCTCACCCTGAAGTTCAGGGCTTGCTTTGCGAAACTGCGTGTGCCATGTGCGTGTGGCCTGCGTGACATCGGCGTCTTGCTTGCCAACTGCCTGAGCGAACTCGTCGTATGTGTGATGTTGCTTCATTACTTTCTCCTGAGTGTGGGGGAGAAGTTCTCCCCGGTTGAATCGGTGGAGCCAATCCCCAACCGATGCATCTATTATATCACAGGGGGGTATTGCGGACTGATTTGAGCAAGACTGAACCCCACCCTATCCCCACCCCCCAAGCTGTGTGCAACGGACCCCGCTGCGCATGAAACACTATTCCCCAACCACACAGCGTATTTTTGCAAAACACAAAACACGTTTTGCAAATCAAACACCACAAGCCCATATAGCAAACCCACCCCCATCACTTTTGTATCCAATACCCCCACTATATTATAAAAATTTTGTATAGTTATTGTCTAATCTTTGACAAGTAAACATAAAAAAATCCCCGAGACTTGCGTTCGGGGATGTGAACCAACTTGAGTTGGAAGGAGAAAGCAAGTGAATGACACTTGCGAAGAAAGCAATGCAACTATACACTGCGCCAATCTTCGGGCGCAAGCCCTGCGTAAAAATATGTTGGATCATTTGCTGGATTACGAACCGCCGGTCTTTTCCGCCAGTGAAGCTCAGCCTTTAGAGCGTGCCGATCCCATGGAATTGACGGCTGCACAAATCTCTACCGCACAATGGTTGGAGCAAATGGGTGCGCCGTCCGCCAAAGAAATAGATACGCAACTCAATTCTGCACTGGCCCAACAGGCACTCAAGGCGCTGGCTTCCACAGAACCTGTGCAAAATCAAAAAGAAGCCCTTCTGGCGCTTAAAACGCCGCCAGCGGTACGCCATTTAGCGGGTATGTTGACCGCTTACGACTGGGCTTTTGTGGAACAGGCCAAGGAATTGCGCGGCTACGCGGTCAGTCAGATACTGGAAGAAACCAAACACCCCGATGCACGCATCAGGCTCAAAGCGTTGGACATGCTGGGGCGCGTCACAGAGGTGGCATTGTTTACAGACCGCATGGAGATCAAGAAAACGCAGATGAGCGACACGGAGATCGACGCCAAAATCAAGGAAAAACTCAACAAGTTCATGGGTGTGGTGGACGCTGACCCCACAGAAGCGCAGATTATTGAGGCACCGCCGGTACAACAGGCCCAAACCGATGAAACTGCCTGATTTTCTGACGCCTGAGCAGGCCCAGGCCATTAACTTGGCGCTGCCGACCATGTCCGTAAAAGAGAAATTGGAGCTTTTTGACCTTTTGGAAGAGCAAGAGCGCCGACACAAGCTCCGAGCAGCCCGTCAAACACCCCTTGGGTTTGCCCACGCCATCTATCCGGGGTTTAAAGAAGGCCCGCACCACCGCAAACTCTCCAGTATCTTTGAGTCAGTGGTCAGTGGGGAGAAGCGCCGGGTCATCATCAACATTGCGCCCCGCATGGGCAAGTCGGAGTTTTCAAGTTATCTGTTTCCGGCCTATTTTCTAGGTAAATACCCTGATAAAAAGATCATTATGGGGACGCATACGTCGTCTCTGTCCGAGGATTTTGGTCGGCGCATCCGTAACTTGCTGGCCACTGAAGACTATCGGATGATTTTCCCCGATACGGTGGTGGCAGAAGACCAAAAAGCCGCTGGTAAGTGGTCCACCAGCAAGGGCGGTCAGTATTACGCGGTCGGTGTGGGGGGCTCCATCGCCGGTCGTGGCGCAGATTTGTTCGTCATTGACGATCCGCACTCAGAACAAGACTTGAAAGCCGGTACAAGAACGCCGTTTGATGCAGCGTGGAATTGGTTTCAGACAGGACCCTTGCAGCGCTTGATGCCGGGGGGTGCCATCATCGTGATCATGACGCGTTGGTCGCAGATTGACCTGACGGGACGCTTAATTGACCATCAGATCAAGAATCCTGATGCAGATCGCTGGGAAATCGTGGAGCTTCCGGCCATCATGTACGAGAACACGCCGGAAGAAAAAAGTTTGTGGCCCGAGCAGTGGCCGCTGGAGCAGTTGCAGTCAAAACGCGCAGACATAGACCCTCGGTTCTGGCAGGCGCAGTACATGCAGCAGCCCACGTCTGAAGTTGCCGCTGTGATCAAACGCGAGATGTGGCAGATCTGGGAGGCGGAGAAGCCGCCGCCTTGCGACTACATCATTCAGTCCTGGGATACGGCCCACGAGACAAAAACTTCCTCCGACTACAGCGCTTGCACAACGTGGGGCGTGTGGTTTAACGAAGAAGACAACAGCAACGCGCACATCATTTTGCTCGACGCCATCAAGGGGCGGTGGGCGTTTCCTGAACTCAAAAAACGTGCGTTGGAGTATTACAAGGAGTGGGAGCCGGATGCGTGCTTGATTGAAAAGAAAGCTGCCGGTGCTCCGCTCATTCAAGAATTACGCGCCATGGGCATCGTGCTCAGTGAGTTCACCCCCTCTCGCGGTAAAGCAAACGCGTCCAACGACAAGACAGTGCGCTTAAACTCCGTGTCGGACTTTTTTTCTTCGGGCCGCGTCTGGGCTCCCGATACTAGATGGGCCAGAGAGTTGATTGAAGAAGTCGCTGCGTTCCCTGCTGGGGAGCACGACGACTATGTGGATACGATGACACAAGCGCTCATGCGCTTGCGCAATGGGGGGTTCATCCGCCTGCCGTCTGACGAGCCTGATGAGCCGACATACTTCCGCAGCCTGCGTAGGGCTGCATATTACTGAGGACAATCATGGCAACAAACATGGACCGGGGACTGACTCCGTTTGATCCCGAAGAGATGACCGCTGAGCCCGCCCTAGAGATTGAGATCGAGGATCCCGAGAGCGTGCGTATTAACGCCGGGGGCGTCGAGATTGAGCTAGAGCCTGAAGCTGAGACGGCAGAAGACTTTGATGCGAACCTCGCGGAGTACATGGACGAGGGCGACCTCCAGTCGCTGGCCTCAGAGTTAATCGCCCTGGTGGACGCTGACATCAACAGCCGCAAAGATTGGACGGAGATGTTCGTCAAAGGCTTGCAGGTCCTCGGCACTAAATACGAGGAGCGTACCGAACCATGGTCTGGTGCGTGCGGGGTGTTTTCGCCGTTGCTGACCGAGGCCGCAGTGCGATTCCAGTCAGAGATGATCACGGAGACGTTCCCCGCCGCAGGCCCAGTCAAAACGCAGATCATCGGTGAAGAAACGCCGGACAACAAGAAAGCCGCTGAACGCGTCATGGATGACATGAACTGGCGGTTGACTGACCAGATGATCGAGTATCGCCCGGAGCACGAGAAGCTGTTGTGGAACCTGGGCCTCATCGGTGCGGCGTTCAAGAAGATCTATCCAGACCCCACCAAAGAACAAGCAGCAGCGCCTTTCATCCCGGCAGAAGACTTGATCATGCCCTACGGGGCCAGTGATGTGTACACCGCCGAGCGCGTTACGCACGTCATGCGCAAGACCAAGAACGAGATCAAGCGCCTGCAAGTGGAGGGTTTCTACCGAGACGTAGACCTTGGCGAGCCAGTGCATATCTTCAGTGATGTGGAGAAAAAGAAGGCGGAGGACCAGGGTTACAGCATCACGGATGATGATCGCTTCCAACCACTTGAGATCCACGTGGACTGGGACTTGCCAGGATACGAAGACCCTGATGGCATTGCGCTGCCTTACGTCATCACCATCGAGAGAGGGACAAGTAACGTCCTGGCCATTCGTAGAAATTGGAAAGAAGAAGACAAACGCCGTCTGAAGCGTCAACACTTCGTCCAATACACCTACATCCCAGGCTTCGGTGCCTACGGCATGGGGCTGATTCACATCATCGGTGGTTACGCACGCGCTGGTACGTCCATCATTCGTCAGTTGGTCGATGCAGGCACGCTGAGCAATCTGCCCGGTGGTATGAAGTCTCGGGGCTTGCGTGTAAAGGGTGACGACACCCCAATCGCTCCTGGAGAGTTCCGTGATGTGGATGTGCCATCCGGCACGATCCGCGACAACATCCTGCCGTTGCCGTACAAGGAGCCAAGCCAAGTGTTGGCTTCGCTGCTAAACCAGATCACTGAAGATGGCCGCAGACTTGGCGGCATCGCGGATCTAAACGTAAGCGACATGTCGGCCCAGGCTCCGGTGGGTACGACGCTGGCCATTTTGGAGCGGCAGCTCAAGACGATGGGTGCTGTGCAGGCACGTGTGCACGCCAGCTTGAAGATGGAGTTCAAGCTCCTCAAAGCCATCATCCGCGACTTTGCTCCGCCAGACTACGCCTACATCCCTGTGGGCGGCAACCCATCGGCCAAGCAGTCTGACTACGACATGGTGGAGATCATCCCTGTGTCTGATCCGAACGCAGCCACGATGGCGCAACGGATCATGCAGTACCAAGCAGCCTTGCAGTTGGCTCAAGGGGCACCGCAGATCTACAACCTGCCCATGCTGCACCGCCAGATGTTGGAGGTCTTGGGAGTCAAGAACGCGGATAAGTTGGTGCCGTTGCCTGAAGACGACAAACCGCAAGATCCTGTGACTGAGAACATGGACGTGCTGCGTAACAAACCCAT